ATGGCAAGGTGATACTGCTAAATGGCAAGATTACTTGAACAAATTTGATGGTCTTGTAAAGATTATCAATGCTGCTTCAGGTCCTGTTCAAGCTAATGCTGCTGCTTACATCACTCCTGTAACTGCCGTAACTGCTTCTAATGTAATTGATGTATTACAGGCTATTTATAGTGCAATCGACATTGAAGTTGTAAACAAACCTGATTTCAAAATCTTTATAGGTGAAGATATTAGCCGTTTGTATCTAACTGCATTGACTAATGCTAACCTGTTCCACTTCATGCCATCTGCTGATTCACTTGGTGAATATTTCCTACACGGAACTAACATCAAGATTATGCCAGTACCGGGATTGAATGGTCAGAAATTCATCGCAGGTATGAGAACTGCTAACATGTTCTTAGGTGTTGATTTGGAAGGCGAAGATGAGGAAGTGAAGTCATGGTACTCTGAGGACTATGACCAAGTGTTCATCCGTTTGAAATTCAAACTTGGTGTTCAGATTTCACAAGCTCAGGAAATCGTTAAATTTACTTGGTAATCATTTGGGGAGGGTAACACCTCCCCTTTAATAATTTTAAAAACATGGCATGTGCAATAGTATCAGGATATAGCCTCGACTGTAAAGATACGGTTGGTGGTATTAAAAAAATCTATGTAACCGAACTGGCAAACGTAACTGCCGTAACTGAGAATGCAAGTGGTTTTGTAACAAGCATAACTAAGGCAGCAGGTAAGAAATTCTTTGTTTATGAGTTAGAACCTCGTGGACAGAACAACTTTACCCAAGCAATACAAAGTGATGCCACAGTTGGAACAGTTGCTTATGAGCAAACTCTGACTGCTAACTTTGTGAAGTTAAAATATGAAACACAGGCTACTTTACAGAACCTAATTAAGAATAGGTTATCGGTAATTATCGAAACAAAAGATGGTTCTTATTGGTTATTCGGTAAAGATAATGGCTTAGAGGTAACAGGCGGTAACGCTAACTCTGGACAAGCCATGAATGAGTTTCAAGGTTACACTTTGACACTCTCGGGCATGGAGAAAAACCTTGCTAACGAGGTGAGCAGCTCAATAATAAGCGGATTGCTTTCATAAATATAAGGGGTTGTTGAGAAAGAGGGAGGCTTCGGCCTCCTTTTTTTATGCAATAAATTGTACTTTTGCTATTTATAATTGATGATTCAGTTCACAAAAGGCCAAAGCAATACTCTAACATTGACTTTGACAGAGAATAGCACGTTAACAAACCCTATTTATCTGTTCCAGTTCAATAATCAGCAGACCAATGTTGACTATTATTTCATTGCTAATGATACGAGCCAATATAAAGAACGCTACAATCGGTTTGTTATAGCATCAGGAACGGACACATTGAATGCCGAAATAGAGTTAGGCAATGAGGGGTTTTATAATTACTATGTATATGAAACAAACCTTGCCACCACATCAGGACTAAGCAATGCAGAGGAGGCAGTTCCTTACATTGTAGGTCAAGTTGAGAATGGTTTGGTGTGGGTATTACCAGAGGCAGATGCAATAATCAACTATGAGCCAGATGATGACACGGCAGTTGCATACGAGCCTGTTGAATTTGATTATTTAGTACAAGAAGATGATGCGTACATCTTACAAGAAGATGGATATTTAATACAACTATGAGCAGCGATAAAAGAATAAGCGAATTAACATTAGTTGCAGCCAATGCAAGCGGAGATATGTTTCCGATGGTGCAAGGCTCGACAACATTCAAGACAACACTTGCCAAGATTTCAACTTTTTTGCAGGGTTATTTGACGGCATCCACAAGTGCAAAAGGAGTTGTTGAATTAGCAACTAATGCAGAAACACAAGCAGGAAGCGATACAACAAGAGCAGTAACACCTGCTGGACTTGCTTCAGTTGTTGCGAGTGAATCATTGGCAGGACTTGCAGAGATAGCAACACAAGGTGAAGTGGATGCAGGCACAGATGACACAAAGATAATCACTCCATTGAAGTTAGAGAACTTTGATAAGTGGGCAACAAAAGAACCTGTTTTAAATACTGCAAATACTGCTAGTGGCAATAGCACAGTAACATTAAACGCAATGAGTGGTGTTTGTACGTTTACACAGCATATTGTAAAGAATAGCCTTGCTACTTTTACGCTTAACAATAATAACATAACCAATAATTCTGTGCTTGATTTTGAGATTAAATATTCAGGTGCAGGCGCACCAGTTATAATGCACTATTCAACAACTCCAAATCAGGCTACATTTCACATTGCAAATCTTCAACTTACTGGACACAATGCAGACACAGATGCTAACATTGTGATTTGGTTTAAAATAGTAGGCTAATGCACCTTATAAAAATAGACTTCGAAAACAACAAAGTACCTGCATTTGTAGAGCCACGCAAAGGCTCACAACAAAAGTGGGTTTTTTATGGAGAGAACAATGATTATCCGCAATTCCTAACAACCTTGTTTAATAGGTCGGCAAAGCACAATGCTATTTGCACCGATAAACAATTATACATAACGGGGCAGGGATGGACATTTGATGCCACAGGGTTAGAAGGCGAAGCGGAAGCACAATTAAGAGCATTTATTGACAATCCTAATCCATACGAAACTCTGCAAGATTTACTTTCAAAAACATCACTTGATGAATTGTTATATGGTGGTTTTTATCTTAAAGGCGTATGCGACAAAACAGGTCAGTTAGCTGAGTTATACCATGTAGATTATAGCAGGGTAAGAAGCAATGAACACAATAGCGAGTTTTATATAAGCGATTGTTGGGTAAATACAGACGGCACATACAAGGCCAACCTGAAACCAGATGAATATGAAACATTGCCTTGTTATGACCCGAACAAAAAGCAGAAAGTTTTTATATTTTATTACAAATCATACAGACCAGGATTAAAGACTTATACTTTGCCTGAGTATATTGGTGCAGTTCCTGCTATCATAACAGATGCGGAGATTGCTAACTTCCATAGGGCCGAGATTCAGAACGGATTCAAAGGCTCTAAGATGATTGTGTTCAAGAACGGAGTGCCTTCATCAGATGAGATGAAGAAAACCGAAAGACAATTAAAGGCAAAGTTTACCAATACAGATTCAGCAGGAAGTATGGTTGTTGACTTTGTTGATGACCCTAACCGAGTGCCAGATGTAATCACATTAAATGGCGATGACTTTGACAAGCGATATGAGGCATTAAACAAAACAATACAAGAGGAAATATTTGTAGGTCATAAGGTGGTATCACCTATGCTTTTTGGTGTAAGAGTTGAAGGCCAGTTGGGTGGTAGGAATGAAATGATTGATGCTTTTCATTTATTTCAAAACAAATATATTTCGCCAAAACAGGAAATACAGGAAAAGATTTATAACATTTTTGCACCTGTTAAAGGCAAGTTACAGATTAAGAAAGTTGAGCCAGTAATGGCTTCAGTTGGTGAAACTATCTTACTTGACTTATTAACTCAAGATGAAATGCGTGAGATTATCGGGCGCAAACCACTTGAGCAAGGTCAGTTGACAGTTAACCAATCTAAAACTGCACAACCTACACAGACATTTGCAGAACCAAAGAAGCAAAATGATGAGTTGGACTATTCTGTATTCTCCAAATATGGTGAGCCGATTGAAAACTTTGTATCAGTAAAGACAAAAAAGTTTATTGCATCAAGGCAAGAATTTTTATCTAAGTTGGAAGAAGGTGTTTTGGATATTATCAAAAAGACTCCAGATGTAACGGCAGAAGATTTGGTTAAGATATTTGACACGGATAAAACAAAGATTGATGATGCACTTGAAACCCTGACTGCTGAAGGTTTAATAAAGCTATCAGACAAGGGCATAAGCCTGACCAACAAAGGCGATAAAAAAAAAGTTCCTGACTTTGAGCAGTTGTTTATTAGATACAGATATGAATTAAGACCAGATGCACCTGCATTGAAACCAGGTGGAAAGTCAAGGGATTTTTGCAGAGCAATGATAAGCAACCCACGTTATTTTAGCAGGGAGGACATTGATAATATTAGCAGGGATTTGGGGCAGTTATACGATATACCAAATTATGATGCGTTTAAAATGAGGGGCGGTTGGTATCATGACCCGAATATGGATGTAAATGTGCCTTATTGCAGGCATATCTGGAAACAAGAATTAGTTAAAAGAGCAAGATAATGGCAGTAAAAGTAATGCTTCTAAGTGAAGCGACATTAAAAGAAAATAGTGTATTGCAGGACAACGTGGATATGAAGGTTGTTACACCAACTATCTATCACGTTCAGAACTTCTATATTTTACCTATATTAGGCACATCTCTATTCAATGAGATAATAGACCAAGTGAGGGTAAATAATGTGTCAGCATTGAATAAAACATTGCTTGACCTATACATCACTCCTTGCATGATTTGGTACACAAGGGCAGAGTTGCTTATTCACATGACATATAAGATGTTTAACAAGGCAGTTGGGGTGCAGAATGCAGACAATATGAATCCTGCCTCTTTGGATGAGTTGATATACATTAAGAACGAGGCAACAAACAACGCACAGGAATATGCCCAGAGATTAACCAAATATTTGTTGGCTAACGAAGAACAATATCCTTTATTCTTAAACCAACCAAATGTGGAGATTGATACCTTCTTAGCTAAGATGAATAACTATAATTCGGGTATGGTGTTGGATGGCGATGGATGTTGTGAAGGAGATTACAATTTTAGAAGCATTCCACACTCACCATTGATGGCTCGCAAACCTTGTTATTGGTGCTAATATGAAAGGCGTACATAAATCCAACATAGAGAAACTTTATAAATATTTAAATGCAATACACAACGCTAAACAAGATATTAAACCTTATAGAAGAAGCCTGCGGTCAGCATGCCCAGATAGCAAGTTTTCTGTTCGGAGAGGACAGTGAGATATCAACTCAGCAAGAGTTATATCCATTAGTGGTGGCAAACATTGCACCTGCTACAATCTCGGACAAAACATTGGTATTGCCTATGGTTATACAGGTGTTGGACATACAAAGAACAAACGAGGACAATATAAGAGATACTTTCTCGGATTGTTTATCCATTGCGCAGGATTTATATGCAATGATGAGCAACCCAGACAATGAGAATTATTTTCTTATTCAGCAAAATGTAAGCCTTGAGCCTGTAAGAGAAGCCTATCCTGACATCGTAAACGGATGGCGCATGACCTTAAACTTTGAACTTGCACAGACAAGGGATAGATGTTCTGTTCCGAGCAAATAATTGAAATTTATCTATTTAATAAAAAATAATCATGGCAACAGGAATTGATAAAATAAGTGGAAATGGCGGATTTGTTCTGCTAACTGGCACAGGTGCAAACAATGGCTATTGGGAATCATTGGTAATCAATGAGGATGCGGTATTTTCTGAACTTGAAATTGGCGGTGTTTCGGTATTGTCAAGCAAAGGTTTATCTGCTAAGACAGTAAAGGCAGGCATGTATTTGCCGACTGACCCAACACAAAAAATTACAAAAGTAACATTAACTTCTGGTAGCGTAATAGCTTATCTATGATAGGGAAGTTTCCAAAAGTTGGCCCGAGAGTTTATGGTGGTTTTGATGCAGATGCACAAGCCTTCATAACGGCAGCAGGCATAACTGATGCTACACAACAACAAGCTATCAATACGTTGGTTGTTGATATGAAAGGTTATGGCATTTGGACAAAAATGAAAGCCATTTATCCTTTTGTTGGTGGAACTGCAACTACACATAAATACAACCTTAAAGACCCAAGAGACCTTGATGCTGCATTTAGGTTATCATTTAATGGAGGATGGACACACAGTTCAAATGGTGCTTTGCCTAATGGAAGTAATGCTTATGCTGATACTTATTTTAGTCAGTTAAATGGATTTGATTCTGTATCAAGTGCATCGATTGGTGCTTATATCAGAACAGATAGTTCAAGCAATTCTGGTGATATGGGTGCAGGAGGAACAAATACTGCAAGTAGTGGTATGTTAATATATTCTTCATTTGGTGGTTCTACATACTATGGATGTGCATTAGCTGCTTCAATAATAGGTACTGGCTCTACTAATACAGATTCTAAAGGTTTTTATTCTGTTGTGAGGGATTCAGGAGTTCAAAGACAATATAAGAGAGGCGATATAACTATAAATGTAAGTGAAACTGAATCTATTGGTACAATAAGTAATTTAAACATTTATATAGGTGGTTTAAATCCATCTTCTGGCAATACGCTATATCTATATAGTGATAGACAAACTGCTTTTAATTTTATAGGTAGTTCATTAACCCAAACAGAAATTGATAACTTTTACACCGCAGTTCAAGCATTTCAAACTAAATTATCTCGTAACGTATGATAGGATATAAATTAACAAACACTCAAGCAAAAGAATTAAAAGGTCAATGGTATGCACCTGATTCTTACTTCAACCCAGTTAAAGACATTAATGGGGTTTACTTCATTTTTGAAGGTGAAGTAGATGGATGTGTCAATCCTGAATTTATGTGGGTAAAAGATTTGCCAACTGCTAACTATGTTCCACCACCAAGTCCACCATTATCATAATGGCAAAAGTAACTAAACAGAACGTAAAGAAATCCTTTGGCAAAAAGAAACATGGTATTGCTAAAAGGAAAATAAACAAACACGAATCATTCAAAGAATACAGAGGACAAGGGAGATGAAACACTTTAACGATAGTATAGCAGATACGTTGACAGTTGTAAGTGGAACAAGTGCATTAGCACATTTAGCCACATCATATCAACCTATAATAAGTGCGGTTGCTGGCCTGATAGCAATCATATCAGGTTCACTTGCTATATGGTATTATGCTAAAAAAATATGGGGTTAAAACTCTGGAAAGCATACTTAGAACCAACTCCTAAGAACGTAAAAAAATGGTTATTGGCACTTAAATCAATTGTTGGTGTATGTGCAGGTAGTGCATATTTTACAGACCATGCACAGGCAGGATTCTGGATGCTTGTTGCAGGTGCAATAGTTAATGAATTAGGTAACTTACTGGCTGATGAGAATTAGTGATAAATTTTCCTTACAAGATATAACCCGAAGCGATACGGCAACACGCAAGGGATTTACAGAACAATTTGAGCCAGAGCAGAGAATAATTGATAACGCAACGGAAGTGTGTAAAAATATTCTCGACAAGATACCACATCAATTTTTTATTTCATCATTTTACAGGTGCAGACGTTTGAATCGTGCCATTGGTGGGAGTGCGACATCTGACCACATGGAAGGATGCTCTGTGGATATTGATAGTCAGAACAATCTGAACAACAGGATAATCTTTGACTATATTAGAATGAATTGTAAATTTGACCAATTAATCTGGGAATTTGGCAATGATTTTAACCCAGATTGGGTTCACGTTTCATATCGGAAAACAGGCAACAGGAATCAAATACTTAAAGCAATTAAAGTAAATGGAAACACCAAATACACCAGACTCTGAAGATGAGTTGGAATTTGAGGGTGTGTATAGTGAGAGTGATTCTGAAATAATAGGTGCAGCCTATAACGCATTCGCAATGGTTGATTCCATTGATACTGCTATGATGAGCAAGAAGGAACGAGATAGGGTCATTGAGATAAGGCGAATGGCCATTGAACTATGCTACAACTCCTTAAAAAACATATATGACGCAAACCAAAAAGAGGAAGAATGAAAAGCCTCACCTAATTGCACTCAAGGAAATGGTGCTAAAATTCCCAAACACTCCGCATTTAACCCTTGCCAAAGCATTTGTTAAAAAGTACCCAAAGTTTTATTTATCAGTCGAGCAGGCAAGAACTCAAATCAGAGTTTTAAAAGGCTCACTTGGCGACAGAAGCAGAGAGGTATTGCACAAAGACTTCCGGGCAGAACTTGACAAGTTAAAAAAAGACTTGCCAAAAGGCGAAACGGAAAAGAAAGAGCCATATCATTTGCCAACTGCAAGTAAAAACATTCTCATCATTGGAGATATTCATATCCCATACCACGATGACACCGCATTATTTGCTGCATTGGAATATGGATTGGAACAGGATGTGGACACAATCATAATCAATGGCGATTTAATTGATTTTTCTTTGATTAGCCGACACGAAAAAGACTTAAGGAAGCGAAGTGTCAGTTATGAATTAGATACTGCCAGAACATTTTTAAAAGGGCTGAGGGCAATGTTCCCGAATAAACACATAGTTTACAAACTTGGAAACCACGACATCCGCTATGAAAAGTGGATTATGCAGAAAGCACCAGAGTTGATGGATATTGAAGGCACTAAGTTAGAAGATTTATTGCAGTTGGTTAGCTTAAATATTCATTTGGTTTACGATAAACAGGTTATTTATGCAGGCAAGCACATGGCTATATTTCACGGACACGAAATCGGCCTTACCTCTGGAGGGGTAAACCCAGCAAGGTCAGCAAGGTTAAAGCTAAATAAGTCTGCAATCATTAACCACTTCCATCGGGAAACCAAAGATATGGGTAAGAACTTTGGAGAGCAACCATATTCATGTTATTCGAGTGGATGCCTTTGTGACCTGTTTCCTGCATATATGGGCGCACATAATAACTGGTCGCATGGTTTTATACATCTGCAAATAGATAAGCAGGGAGATTATAAGGTAATGCAGAAAACAATTATTGAAGGCAAAATATATTGATATTGTTAATAAGTTTGATAAACTACCTAACAAAGATTGATTACATTTGTAGCGTAAGTTTCTTTCATATTATCAGTTTTGTGGGGTCGGCAGCAATGTCGGCCTCTTTTTTTGTTTATAACTTTTATTTGTTTATTCAGAAAATAAGTAGATATTTGCATTGTTGTTACATAGCGGGTAACACTTTTATAAGACCTTTCTTTTTAAGGATTTTCTATATAAAGCCTGTCTTCCCGCTATGAAGCAGGCTTTTCCTTTTTATGACACCCAACAGTTGACTAAAATAAAAAGATGCAGCAACTCGATATGATTGGTCGGTTAACAGTAGCAATCATGTTTAAAGCGTTACTATGGGATATTAGGCGAAGCGCAACGGTGGCACAAAGCAGAGAGCCGTAAGACCTAATTAGATGGTGCAACATTTATCAGTAGTCTGCAACCTTAACGACTTGCACGTTTTGTTAAGGCACGAAGCGAAAGGCTCATTTGACGAGCAATTAAGCGAGTGGGTGAAAACTACTTTATGTAGGATTCTCTCACTATGCACTCACTCAAGGTCTATTTTCTGAGCAATTATACTTATTAGTATTATACTTAATGATATAAATAATAAAAACAATATGATAGAAATAAAAGAAACACCAGTCAAGATATATGACATTGAAAAAAAAGAACTCATTGCAACCTATCCGAGCCAAAAGAGAGCAGCAGTAGAATTATTTGCAGGC